CGTTTATCATTTGCGGTTGAGTTTGGGACGCCCACCAAGTTTCCCGTTCTCCCGGGCCGCGGCCAGCTTGGCACGGCTCTTGGATTTGCCGCCTTTGCGACCGATCTTGGAGAGGTATTGTTTGGCGGCATTCATTGGATACCTTCCGACACGGGGAGGACGGCCAACCTTTGGAGTTTCGGTTTTCATGCCGCATCGCATTCAGGAAGTGGGTCAATTCTCACCGAGCAATGAGGGTTGCTTGTAAGAAACAAATTCACGAATGCTGTTTCTTCTTTGTTCCCACCCATAAATTCACGGATGCAGAACGTCGAACCCCATTCATCGTAAACAAGGTCGCAAGCCCCAACTTCAGTTTCCTCTTTGGTTTCCGGGTCGGTCGCAACCACAACCGGGATTCCATAGGAACTTTTGGAAGATTCGGTCGTCAGTTTCACCCATTGATTCAATTTCAGTTCAGTCATAATTTTGTTCGTTTTCATGCCCTAAAATTAAACCCAACCGGCATTGGTTACAAGATAAATCTTCACTGTTTCGTCAAACACCCTGAAAACATTGAGGATTCTGACTAAAATAGTTTGTGCGTGTTTTCTGCGGATGCGACCCCCGCGACTTCAAACCTTTACGTTCCGGGTCTGTGGTCAGTGGGCATCACCCCCTCACATCCATTTGCGCCTCGGCCCGGATCCACCCGGCCCAACCGCCCACCGCGGTGCCTTGGGCTTTTGAATCGGCGGACGCGCAAGTTGCATTGTTTCTCCGGGCTTGATGTCATACGTTTTTTGTTGAGACGGTTCAGCTGATTTCTCACGCCGGGCGTCGAGAGCCTTTGCAATGGCCTCCCAACTCGGCTTGAGAATATCCATCGCCGCCAAAAAGTAAACCCTCAAATCAATCGCCTCATTCCGCTTGTTCACATCTTTCCAGTAAAACGATTCTGGAAAGCCGTTCTTGTATCGAATGCGCCTTTCCTCGGCGGTGAGCTGGTCAAAGAATCCCTGCGGTGTATTTTCATATCCGCAACCCTTTGGGAAGTGCAGGTATCCCGGCCCCATGTCTTTCACGCGCAGCCTGGCGAACAACTCGTCCTTGCCTGCGTCAGTGTTAACCGAAAACAGAATCATCCGATAATGTTTGTTCTGGTGCGGAACCACCAGCAGCGATTGCGTTCCGCTGTATCCATACACCGGCCAGACCCGTCCTCGACCGCATGTGCGGATGAAATTGCGCACTCGGCTTCCCTTATGCCGATGATCGATAGTGCAACACACAATATCCAGAATCACGCCGTCCTTGCGTTTGAACGTGGTGGACAGTTTTTGCTTGAGGCTCTCCCAAACTTCATCCCTCTCCGGGTCACCGATGATCTTTCCGTATTCGATTCCCCACGTCTCTCGATCTGCACCGGCCCCGATGATCTCGTATTCAAGACGGTTGCCTTGAACGTCAACCGCCGCTCCAACCACCAGCATATTATCCGGCAGGGATTGGCCGTCATAATTCTCGCAGCGGTCCAGCAGGGAGGCTTTGTCTATTTTCTCTCCGGCTTCCTTGTGCGGTTCGCATAAAAATGTGTTTTGCCAGGAAATGCGCGATGATTCTCCCTTTTTGAACGCATCGTAAAATTCGGCGGCGAACTGGTGCAATTTGGTTTTGTATCCCTTCTTGGCCGAGAACACACTATTCAGCCCATTTAGCCAGTAACCACGGATTCCGGTGAACGGAGCAGACGCACGCCATTCCCCGGCGCGGATCGCCTCCAGCCGCATATCGTCATTCCAGTGAGCATGACAGTCAGGGCATTCATACCACGCCTCCGCGTGCTTGTGTGGTGATGGCCATTTCACATTCGCCCAGGTCAGCACATGGGATTTGCCACACGCAGGGCATTTGCAAAACCAAAGCCGTTTATCTGACGATTGCCACCACGCCTCGATGCGTGATGTTTCCTCAATCGTGGCCGTGCTCGCCAACAGTTGAATTGAATCGTGATAGTTCTCAGCCCGGCCAAAAGCCAGAGTCACCGGATCGCCCTCGGGCCCGTTCTCCATCGAATCAATTTCGTCGCAGAAAACAATCGGAGCCTGAATCTGTCGGAAGCCGCTCGGCGAATTTGCGCCAATCATTGTCACCGTGCCACCGGGGAAGTTTTTAGCGAGCAGTGTATTGTTTGCATCCCGCGTCCCTGAATCCTTAAATTTTCCATGCAGTGCCGGCGTGCTGCGAATCATCGGCGTCAACATCTGCTTGCTCCACTTCGTCGCGGAATCCAAAGTCGGGTAAGCAACAAGGATATTTCTCGGGTTTTGACAAACAGTTGACCCAATCAGATTATTCGCAATCTCGGTCTTTCCCAGCCGCTTGGCCCAATAAAGCACCGTGACCTGCACCTCTAAATCGGTCAACGCTTCCTGCGGCTCTTTCTGGTATGGTGCGATCTCCGTCCGGTATCGGCCCGGCTTGGCTGTGACGTTTCTATCCAGCCGGCGCTCGCGCTCGGCCCATTCCCAGATTGGCAGCGTCTTTGGAAGATCAAGCAGGTTTAGTTTCTGCCTCGGAATCTTCGAGTTCAGAAACTTTTGCGACGAGGTATTCATCAGCGGTGGCTGTTTTTAAATCCTTCAAAATGTCGATTTTTAAGTGTTCGGGCAATTCCGATTCAGCAATTTTGTTGCGCAGCAGGATTATGATCGTTTCCAAAACACGCTCGACCCCCTCGCGTGGAAACCAGTTGTTCTCCAGGATGTCGAGTTTGGCCTCGGCCAAGGTGGCCTGTGCTTTGGTGAGGCGTGTTTTCTCAAAATCAAAGTCCGTTGTCAGGGCCTTGTGAATTTGCATTGTTGAAAAGCAGTTATCCTTTCCAGCTTGAACATTTGATACCGTCAGGGCTGAGCGGATGGTGTTTCGATCCACGGCGAATTCCTGCGCGGCCTGACCAATCGTCCAGCGAAGCTGTTTTATTCCCCGGCCACGTCCTCGCTCGCTCGGTGCTATGGCATCAATTAAATCGCTCTGCTCGCGGGTTAATCTCCTTTTTTGATCGGTTCGCTTGACGGCGTCGATCAAAAGCCTTATGCGACGCAGAATTTCTTCGGTAATCATTGGCATAGAACGTAATTGGCGGCTTGCACTTTGAATCTCAAACCGACATAATCACACGCATGAAATGCTTATCCGTCCGACAGCCGTGGGCAAGCCTTATTGTGCTCGGTCATAAAAACATAGAGAACCGAACCTGGTTTGCGTCGCTGCGTGGCAGGGTGCTCATTCACGCCGGAAAAATCATTGATCCTGTCGGATTTAAATTTGCTTATAAACTTGGAATTCACCTTCCGATAACTTTACCCACTGGCGGCATTATCGGCTCGTGTGAAATTGTAGATTGCGTCACAAGTCACGCTTCACCTTGGTTTTTCGGCCCGTTTGGATTTGTGCTCGCAAATGCACAATACTTGGCTTTTCGGCCGCTGGTAGGGAAACTCTCGTTTTTTGAAGTCGATTTAGCCGCCCCGCCAGCGACAGCAATTCCCGCCGAACCATTATTTGCGTTTTGAGCGATCTCCCCATCTTCTCTGATCCGACCTTAACATATCCGCGCTTCTCAAACCAGCCCACTTTATCGCTGACGACCCGAGCGAAGTTTGGCATCAGAAAGTTGACAATCGCCGATCCTATTCCATGTCCGCGATGCTGTGGCACAATATTCAGTGCAAGCAAAACTCCGTGATGCGCGTTCACTAACGACACCGCGACGATCTGATCATCCAATAAATACATCAGCGCACCACCGTTGCGAGTCTGCCTTCCAAAAGTTTCTCTCCCCACAAAAGCCGGATGCTTACCACGATCCAGCACCCGCTTGAAAACGACGTAATCATCTTCACGCAACAGCTTCACTGAGAACTCACACGCGCATCGGCAGTTCATGGCTTAAGGTGACCCTTTCCGCATTTGGGGCAAATACAGACCCCGCTCTTTGTGTTTCTCGCACCCACGGAATCGCGATTGATTGAATCCGGCGGCTCCAATTGCGACAAACGATCTGCCAAATGTTTATCAAATTCCTGAAGCTCCAGCATAATGTCATCCTCAAGATGAATCTGACTCAATGTTTCGTCATTCATCTCTGCCAAAAACGGCGCAAGTAGTTCCACGTTCGGATCACCGTGAATCGTGTTGAGATTGACAGCCAGTCGCTTCGCATCGCCATCGGACATTGAGGTCACCACACATGCAACTTTACTGAGTCCAAGTTCCTTTGACGCCATGTAACGATGATTTCCAGAAACGATGGAAAACCGCCCACCGGAAATTTTTCGCACCAGCAGCGGCACGCAAAACCCGTCGCGTCTGATTGAGGTTTTAAGGCTGTCCATTTGACTCGGCGTTAAATATTGGGGATTCCTTTTCAGCATCACGAGATTCTGCATCGGTACGTCGAGCAGTTTGTGTTTTTGTCGAGATTTCATAAAAATGGTTTCACTGCGGCTCGAGGTCACGAATGGTCACCTGTTCGATCAAAAAGGGCGTGAACAGAACCTTCGCCATTCGCACTCCATCGGTGTTACGCTTCATGCTGATAGTGTTACTCATTCGATTATGCTTGACACGCCACCCTCACTCGTGTGTATGGTCTTTGGGGAGGCCAAGCGGCCATCCGCCGATGCCGGCGAAGAAGTGTTGTTGAGTGTAGCGAGTGAGTTCATAGGGCTTCACGTCCACGATGCTGCGTTCATCCACATCACCAGCCGAGATGATGTCGGCGCGGATGAGTTCGCGCAGCCATGCGGCAGTCTTCGGGTCATTTTCATTGTAGTAGTTCACGTTTCACAAATTCCGCTAACCAATCACTGGAGCGAACGTGCGCCGCGCACGTCGCTCAGTTCTGCGTTCGGCGCTTGCAGTTCATCGTATGCCCAGTTGAGCAGGGCTGTCCCCAGTTGCCGCATTCCCTGCTCCCAGCTTGCATCCGCCACTTTGACGAGTTCCGCGTTTTCCACGTCGTAGCCTTCCGGTGGTTCGCCCGGCGCAGATTCGATTTGCGAGCAGCATTCTTTGATGACCTGTTGCAGTTTTGCGTAGGTGATCTTGAGTTCGCCCGGCGGAATATACGCCTCGCGGTTTTCATCCGGCCAGCCGCACTCCTCGCAGTAGTCATCGGTCTGACCGTTGCCGAGATTGGTTTGCACTATTGATTCGCCGCACTGCGGACATTTGGACGGTCGCGCCGAACAAGGCGCTGCACCCGCAACTGCCGCTGGCGTTTCCGATTCGATGCTTTTATTTTCACTCATAGATTTTCAGTGCCGCCCACGCTCGCTTTCGCGGCAGTGGGGTGAGCTTTTTCGTTACGATTCATTGTGATAGTGCTACCGTTCGATTGTGCTTGACACACCACCATGCTCCCTGTGTATGGTCTTTGGGGAGGCCAAGCGGCCATGAGCGTGGTCATCTGGTCTGTTGCTCATACGTAGATTGCAATGTTCTTGAATCGTCGAGCGAGACGGTATTGCACTTCGCCAACATCAAGAATTAACTGATCCACGTGTGCAAACATCTCCGGTATTGGGATTCTAATTATCGGTGGCGTAACGAATAAATAGAATGTAGTTCCATCCAATAATCCCCCTCTCAGTTTGATGAGAATCATCTCATTCTCTTTCTCAGCACATCATTGCACTTGATCCATGACAACCATGCAATGAACTTTGCTGTGCGCTCATTCAACGTGAAATCACATGGTCTGATTGATGGCCATACCTCGATCCACCACAACTCAAAATCACGGTTCAACGCCTCGATCTGTTCACTGTGGGAGATGGACTGGTTGCGGGTCATGGTGTTTTAACAGAGTTGTTTTCGCCCTATCGCAGGACGTTTTAACGCCGCACGAATCATCTCAACCGTCGCCTGTGTGCAAAGCTCTTTGGGTTCACATTTGAGAATCGCCCAACCCAATATATTTGCCTCATTTTCCTTCTCCCATGTCGCTTTAATTTGCGCGCCTCGGTTGTGCCCGCCAGCGATCCAGATTCCTCCATCACATTCGAGGGCGACCATGAACTGCGGCCATGCAAAGTCGAACCGCCATTTGCGAACCGGGTGGAATTTATATTCAAGGATCGGCTCAGGTAACCCGCATTCCTCGAAGTAAGCCAGGACGATCTGTGGCTTGTATTTCATTGCGCGACCTGGGCTGGCGTCCAGTTTGAGAATGGGTTCATAAAAGTTCGATTGATTGTTCCTCCGCAGCCATCAAGTTCAACCGCGCCTGTTTGTAATATGATTCTTTCAGTTCAACACCAATGAACTTCCGGCCCATCTTGATCGCTTGGAATCCCTCGGAGCCAATGCCAGCGAATGGGCTAAATACAACGTCCCCTGAATTGCTCCACAACACCAATGCGCGTTCAATCACGTCGAGTTGAAGCGGGCAAATGTGACGCTCGTCCTTTTCTTCGCGGGCACTCGCCTTTTGAAGCGTGTTCGATTGGTTTATGTCCATCCATACCGGAGACGCATATCGCCTCCAAATCTCATGCGACATCACGCCTCCGATGGGCGGGTTGTCTCCCACAAAATCCAACAGACCATGCTCATGTGCAACGGGGTTGGGATTGACTCCGGGCTTACGCATGGCAATCAAGTAATCGGGTATTCCAGCACGGCACCGGCTTGAGTCCTTCATCAACTGTTTGTGCATCAGTCCGAGTGATTTTGACCGCGTTGCTTCAATCAATGGGTCTTTCCAAATCACATGCTCTGAGTGGAAGATGAATCCAGCCCCGATAAATCTCTCAATCAACTGGCCGCGCAGGTGTTTCAGCCCGATGTATCCGTCGCGTTCGTTCATCGCTGGCACGTTCGCACAATGGAAAACTACATGACGCCCGGGAATCGTCACGCGAAGCAGTTCTGGCATCAGGAACGCGGAGAAGTGTTCCATGAACTGCGCATCGCTCCGGCTGTTGCCCATGTCTCGCTCTGAGTTTGAGTAAACGTAGAGCGATGAGAAGGGTGGCGAGAAAATGGAGATGCCCACGGAATTGTCCGGGATTCCTTTCACGATCTCACAGGAGTCGCCGTGGTAGAGCGACCAGTTCTTTCCTTCCGATTGATTAAGCACGTTCGTTTTCATTTCAATTTGATCCACGATGGGAGTTTCATTGGGGTTATCGGGTTGTAGCCGATTGTTTGCCTTGACTGACATTTTATTTCGACAGAGGAAATACTCGCCATGTGCCGGACCATTTCATCAGCCATGCGTTCAGCGTCCTTTTCTTTACGCTTTATGTTGGCAAGCACAGCACCCTCAAGATCGCTGATAATAACGTGCGCGTTGACGGGCTTGGTCTGACCGAACCTCCAAAACCGGCGGATGATCTGGTAGAACATTTCGTAGCTGTCCGATATTCCGACTAACGCGGTATTGTAGCAGCATTGAAGATTCATTCCGAAACCCCAGATCGCACCCTTGGTCACTACCCGCTTCACAGACCCATCCAGGAATCCAAGAATGATCCGCTCGCGTTCTTCCTCGGATGTGTCCCCTCGGATTTCCTTCGCGTCCAGAGCCTTTGTCAACGCATCGCTCTCAGCGTTCAGATTGCACCAGAATACCCACTGATTGTCATCAGCCAGTTCACAGGCTTTTTCAACTCGCTCACTCAATGATCCACGCCGGGCATCCCGACGCTCTTGAAGCGATGATGCCGGAAGTGCGAACAGGTAACCGTCCAGTTGTTGATTCGACCGGACAATATGCTGCTGCATGTTCAGTGCGGGCAGATTGAAATTTCCATTCTCGTAGCCCAGATCAATCGGCGCTCGGATGTTCACCGCCCATGAGCAAAGCCATTTCCAGAACTCGGTCTCGGCGTGGCCTTTCAATCTCCATTTGGCCGTGTCGCCGCCGTCATGGACGAAGAACGTCGCTAGCATTTCAGGGCGAGACATCACGCCCAGGAACTCCGCATGGTTGCCAAGTTCCATATAATCATTCGGAGCGGGTGTCGCAGTGCAGGCCAGTTTGAATGGAACTCGGGCGGCTGTTGTGATGATTAAATTACGGGTCGCGCCATCGTAGGATTTTAAGATACTGGATTCGTCCAACACAACCCCACCAAACTGCGACAGGTCAAACTTGTGCATCTTCTCGTAGTTCGTGACCGTGATGCCGGGCCGAACATCGTCCTGACTCGCAGCCAAATGCACATCGATCCCAAACTTCACACCCTCACGAACAGTTTGATGGGACACGCCAAGAGGGGCGAAAATGATTTGATTGCGCCCAGTCTTTTCTAAGACCTGATTTGCCCAAACAAGCTGCTGCGGAGTTTTCCCAAGCCCGCAATTCTCAAACAATGCCGCTCGTCCACGCCGACATGCCCACCGAACGATGTCGCGTTGAAAATCAAAAAGCTGATCTGATATTCCATCAGCACCAAATCCAGTCGGAACATCCTCAATTCGCTTCTTCGCAATAAACTCTTGGTAGTTCACAGTTTTTCCTTCTGTCTCAATTCAAATTCATGCTGGAATTGAAAGCGCGGTTCTATTTTCCATACCGCCGGCGTGCTCAACTTGCCGGCCTTGATCGCGGGATGGACTTGGACGGCGATGCCAGACTGCACAAGCCTGCGAAGCACGGTGGTCGCCGTATCAGACGTGGTGCAGGCATAGTTGGCAATCTGCTTGGTATCATGTTTGAGCCCGTCCTGGAGCACGGCCAGCACGGCTGATTTTTGGTGGTTCAT